GATACGTTGTTGGTGGGTTCCTGCATTTGAAGAGGACGAGGTAGAATTACCCGTACAGGAGATAGATAATGACATCCCATTCTAACAGATTGCTCCGGGTCGGAGAGGTTGCCGATCTATTGGGAGTATCACGGTCTTACGTCTACAAGTTAGCACAGATGACGGAAGACTTTCCGAAGCCTATTGTTCTTGGGTCCGACGATAATCGACGCTCGGCTTCGCGCTGGGTTTTGGCGGAGATCGAAGATTGGGTCAACAGCAGACCAAGAGGAAAAGATTATGATACCTAAAGCTGAACTGGTCCTTGGACCACCGGGCACAGGCAAGACTCACTACTTGATTGAGCAGATCAAGGAAGCGTTAGCGATGGGGACGCACCCATCTCGTATTGGTGTGATCTCGTTTACTCGAAAAGCCATTGAAGAGATGGTGTCTCGGGCTTGCGCTGAGTTTAATCTCGAGCCCAAAGACTTTCCGTACATGAAGACAAGCCACTCGTTTGGATTCCACGGGCTGGGATTACAGCCACAGGACATCATGTCGAAGGAAGACTATGACAACATCGGACGGGAGCTCGGCCTAACGTTCGAAGGCAAGATGCGTATGTCACTGGAGGACGGCCTGTCCATGCCCACGCTCGGAGGATCGGGGTCCAAATACCTACAGCTCGAGCACCGTGCTCGGATGCGTATGATTGATTTGGACACGGAGTTTAACCAGGAGAACGACAGGGACCTGTTCTTTCCTAAGCTCGAGCAGTTGTCTAAGCAGATCCAAGAATACAAGTCAGCCACGAACAAGTATGACTTCGTGGACATGATCGAGAAGTACATCACATTGGGGGAAGCTCCGAACTTAGACTATTTGTTTATCGACGAGGCTCAAGACTTCACCCCATTGCAGTGGCACATGGCCTCCAAGATCGCGGACAAGGCAGAAACTGTATTCATTGCGGGGGACGATGATCAAGCGATCCACCGATGGACTGGGGTTGACGTGGCGTTGTTTAACGAGAGCTCGGACAGGGTAAAAGTTCTGGATCAATCCTACCGCATACCACAATCGGTGCATCGTTTAGCGACGAATATATCCAAGCGGATCAGCCGACGACATGAGAAGATCTTCAACTCTCGGGACGAGGAGGGGCTGGTAGATTACGTTTACCACATGGAAGACATCCCTTTTCACGAAGGGTCATGGACGATTATGGCTCGAACCAACGGATACGTCTATGATTTAGCAGAGTCCATTAAACGAGCAGGGTTTAAGTACTCGATCAAAGGCAAGCCCAGCATCTCTCTTGAGCTGGTGTCGAACATCGAAACTTGGAACGACCTATGCGCGGGCAAGAGCGTGGGGCTGCAACGAATTAAGGACTTCTACTCAGCAGTTCCTAAACAGGGGAAGTCGGCTGTTGTTAAGCGCGGCAGTCAACAGATGCTGGACGTGCTGGCTCCCGATGCCGAGTTAGACATGGAGATCTTACAGCTCCAGTATGGGTTGTTGACGGGAGCCGAGCAGGGTGCGTATGATGTACTTCGTGTAGGACAGGGCGAGCAAGACTACATCGATGCGATGCAGAGACGAGGCGACGATCTCCTGTCTGAGCCACGCATTAAACTGTCCACGTTTCACGCCATGAAGGGCGGAGAGGACGACAACTGTGTTGTATATACAGCATCCACCGCAGCCTGTGTGAACAGTGACTATCCTGACGACGAGCATCGAGCGTTCTACGTCGGGGTAACTCGAGCGCGACACTCGTTGTACATTCTACAAAGCAACAACAAGTATAGGTACATGTTATGAAACGAGATGAAGTTTTAGACAAGGCAAAGGAATTGATTAACGGTCAACGGGCCGAGGACTACGGTGATGCGTATGACAACCACGCTCGTATTGCTGATGGCTGGAACATCATACTGCGGGGCGCTATGCTGAGTCACGGGCACATAACTCCCTCTCACGTCACCTTAATGATGGACTGGATGAAGACCAGCCGTTTACTAGAGACATTGGACCACGCAGATTCCTGGGTGGACAAAGCTGGTTACACGGCTCTAGGTGCAGAGTTTATAGAACGCGACGCGCGTCCCATCAGCGAGATTATTTCAAATGCAAAGTAATCTATTCGGCAGTGCGCTGCACCACCAGATTAAAAACGAACTGGACCTGATCGATCAGGACTGGAACATTCCACCTGAGTACCCGGACCTAACAGGGTACAAAGAAGTGGCTGTCGACTTGGAGACGTATGACCCAAACATAAAAACTTTGGGTCCAGGGTGGGCGCGTAAGGATGGGCACATCATCGGAATTGCGGTGGCAGCGGGGGAATACCAAGGTTACTTTCCTATCCGTCACGAGAACTCTCACAACCTAGATCCGAAGTTCACGATGCGGTGGCTCAAGAAGCAGTTGTCGGTGCCTGATATGAACGTGATCATGCACAATGCAACGTACGATGCAGGCTGGCTAAGAGCCGAGGGCATAGAGATCAAGGGTCGGATTATCGACACGATGATTTCAGGCGCGTTGGTTAACGAGAACCGCTGGTCCTTTGGCTTGGACTCGATGGCTCGGGACTTTGCTGCGGTGCGCAAGAACGAGCGGCTGTTGCAAGCGGCTGCTAAGGACTGGGGCGTTGATCCCAAGGCTGAGATGTACAAACTGCCACCTAAGTATGTGGGCGCGTACGCTGAACAGGACGCCGTGGCGACGCTTAAACTATGGCAGGCTCTGAAGATCGAGCTCGAGTCCCAGGAACTGTGGCACATCTGGGACATAGAAAACGGACTAATCCCCTGCATGTTGGACATGCGAACCCAAGGGGTGCGGGTAGATCTGGACAAAGCCGAGCAGAACAAGAAGTTAATCCGTAAGCAGTCCAAGCTGCTGCGCGGCAAGATCGAAAAGGAAGCTGGCATGGAGGTGGACATCTGGGCGTCCGCTTCAATCCAGAAGATGTTTGATAAGCTGGGCATGGAGTATCCAAGGACCGAGATAAAAGAAAACGAGGACACGGGTAAGACCACGGGCGGAGCTCCGTCGTTTACCAAGTCTTGGCTCAACAACCACCCAGCCGAGGTATGCCAGCAGTTAGTTAAGCTGCGTGAGTTCGACAAGGCGGACGCTACGTTTATCGACAGTATCCTACGGCACGAGCACAACGGACGCATCCATACAGAGCTGCACTCTACGCGTCGAGATGAGGGCGGTACGGTAACGGGCAGGTTTTCCTCCTCGAACCCCAACCTCCAGCAGATCCCAGCGCGAGATCCAGACATCAAGAAGATGATCCGTGGATTGTTTATTCCAGAGGACGGTATGAAGTGGGGGTCGTTTGACTACTCGAGCCAAGAGCCGAGGTTGCTGGTACACTTTGCAGCGAGCGTTCCGTCTGCGCTGCGCAGCCATGTGGTTGATAACGTAGTGGAAGAGTTTAACAGCGGGGACGTCGACCTGCACCAGATGGTTGCGGACCTTGCTGGGATTACCCGCAAGCAAGCCAAGACGGTGAACCTTGGGATTATGTACGGCATGGGCGTAGCCAAACTGGCGGATCAGTTGGGTATTCCTGCGGGAGACGCCAAGGATCTAATCAAGCGGCACCGCAGTAAGGTTCCGTTTGTTAAGCAGCTCGCGGACATGGCTACCAAACAGGCGGACAAGAACGGTCAGATCCGCACTCTGCTGGGCCGCAAGTGCAGGTTCCATCTGTGGGAGCCAATAAAGTTCGGAGTAGGCAAACCTCTGCCTCACGAGCAAGCTCTGAAAGAGTACGGCAAAGACATCAAACGAGCATTCACATACAAGGCTCTCAACCGTTTGATCCAAGGATCAGCGGCGGACCAAACTAAGAAGGCTATGCTCGATTGCTACAACGAGGGACTTACTCCTATGCTCACGGTTCACGATGAGCTATGCTTTAACATAGAGAGCCAGGAACAAACGGACAGGATTAAGGAGATCATGGAGACAGGTGTGTCTCTCAAGGTCCCTTCAAAGATAGACGTAGACATTAAGGAAGATTGGGGAGAAATCGAATGATTAACAAAGACATGCCGACACTTGGTTTAAAAGATATGCATCGTATGCAGGTAGAAGCACTTATGAATTTCGTAGGAGAGGCGCTTAACTTAGCAGCCCTAACCAACGACGAAGACATCCTGCACGAGACAGAAGAAAGCGCCGACGAGTTGGTCCGGTTGTTCGGCGGCAATGGTGTTAAGGTAACTATCGAGACGCTGTAGCGATCTCCATGTTTCGGGCGACATCGATTGGGTTGTCGCCCAACAAAGATGGACTTACCGAAGCCGTGCGAACAGGACCCGTTGGTACTTGGAGGGATCCTTCCTGCTGCAACGGAGGCAAGATCTCATAGCGAGGTTCTTCTACGGGAGGTAGAATTTCATAGCGAGGTTCTTGTTCCGTGGGCAACGGTTCGTTTAAACGGCGACGACGTTGTTGAGTAATCATTCGTCTTATCTCTGCTCTAGGCAGTTCCGTTATCGTACCGTTACGGCGCATGTCATCCAATACACTGTCACTGACATCTAACGGTTTGTACACGCCACGGATAATTTCGTTGATACCACCGACGCCAGCTTCTTTTAACGCTCGGCGGATGTCGTTGTCTTTCATTCCAAATTTTCGAACGTCTTCGACAACCTGGTTGAACTCTCTGAACGCTCTAAACCTCGCGGCATTGGCGTCTTGGTATGCCTCCAAGAGTTGATCTTTGGTTACGTTTTGACGGCGAGCAATAGAGTTAAAAATGTTGGAGGTATCCTGACGGGCACGAGCAAACTCATAGCCTTTATACTTTAATGAGTCAGAGGCTTGTGAGTCCGACTCTGTGATACCAGTGAATGCACGAGCAAGTTCCTGAGACAGATCACGTTCCCGTCCCATCCGGTCCTTCTCGCTAACGCCCAAGGTTTCATTTAAATCCAGTCCATTAATAAACCCACGGGCAAAACGACTGGGCTCAACTTTTCCACCGCTTTCGTCGAACGGAATGAAAGAAGGCAGTAGTGTGTCCGCAACATGAGCAAACGACTTAGCCACTTTATCCCCAGCACTATCTTCTGGGTTGTAAATCTTTGCTCCGGTAATTGTTTTACCGCCTCGACCAAACTGACCAAGGGCGCTCATCACAGGGTTCTCTGCATTGGGATCAAGCACGTCTCTAAACGCCGCCAGTGCGATTGACTCTTGTGTAAAGGGAGCCATGAGCTCACCCAAAGACGAGAACGCTGCCTCAGATACGACCTGACTGCTGGACTTACCATCCCGCATACCTTTTTCATAAGTGTTCATAGCTGCAATCGCAGTGCGCTCGAGCATGTCGTAGGGGTTTGAGTAGCTGTAGTTGATGTATTTTGGGGTGCCGTCCTCGTGTCGACCAGTCGGAACTAGGCGAGCATTCTTTTCCCAAGGCGCGGCAAGGGACTCTTGATACGCGTCCATCTCTTCTTTGGTTACACCGGAAGTCTTATACGCTAGAGACGATACCCCTGCTGGCAGTAGGCCAAACGTGGTTATCGCCCCCGTCAAACGACGCAGCCCGATCTTCTGTATCTCTACGTTGGGGTCTGCCAACTCATCGATGCCACGGGCAATCGTGTTGACCCCTGTCCTCATGATCTCGTACGGGAAGGCAATAAAGTTACCCACTGGAGCACGGCGCAACGCACGGATAGCCTCGGGTGCGAGGTTATAGTTTGGCACTGTGTTGCGGACAACACGAGCGGCGTCCTCTCGGATAAACGCATCTACAGGGTCAAATGCTTTTCCTTCTTTTACTTTGTCACCACGAATAATGATCTCGTCTTCTCCAATCCGACCACGACTTGTAATGTCAGGAGAGGACAAGATGTCAGACTTCTTGACTGTGTAGGCTTTAAGCTGCTGGCCTTTTCCAGTACGCCAAGGCAGGTTAGATTCTACATCATATTTAGGGTTCAAGGTGTAAGACTGTGGGCTGTCACCAATTACGTCTCCAACACGATATACGGTAATCGTGTCTGGTTGATCTGCCAAAGCACGTTGCGTTAAAGAAGTAACGTCTTGCTTTAAAAGAGATAATTCTCTAGGTGTAACCTCACGACCAAGAACCGCTGACAGTTCGTCTAGTGCAAAGTCCGCATCGTCATAGATAGCTTTAAGGACGTTAAAGTTATCTTGCCCTGCTCCCATTAATAACTCTTTAGAAATGGGGCTTACGTTTGCTGCATCTAAATCATCAAAGTATCTCTCCGTAGACACATTTAATTGTGTCTTAGGAAGGTTCACACCTTTCCGTGACACATACTTTAATTGTTGGTCGGGAGTCATCTTTGCCAAGGCGTTGCGTAACTTGTTGCTTTCGAACGTGTAGTTGTACACCTTCCAGATGTCGTCGCCAGCTTGGTAAAGGTTCTCTGCGCTCTTACCTTTTTTCTTAATAAACCCGAGGATTGGGTTGTCTGTAAGGTTAGATCCAAACTTGCGAGTAGCCGCTATCCCCTCGACAGTTTTCTCATCGGTATAACCAAATCCTTTGGCAACCAGTTCCTGCAACTCTCGAAGCTCTGCTTGACTGTTTACAATACCTAAGCGTTGCAGTTCTTTAAACTCTTCTGCCGCTTTTTCAGGGGGCATCTTGCGTAGGTTGTTGAACACCAGACCCACAGATTCGTACAGGTTAGCACCTTTACCAACGTTGCCTTGCGCTGCGGCAAAGGCAGAGGCTGTTGTGACATTTCGGATCTGTGTAATAGGAGACAAGATAGTCTTGCCGTATTGTGTGCCGCCTTTAACACGAAGGAACCCTGAGTAGGTAGAGCGAAGAGCGTTGCCCAACCAACCCACATCACCCACAACCGTGCGCGTGAGATCCTGGTACACACGTTCAGGAACAGCAAAACCATACAGAGAGCCCCAGCCCGAATCTAGGATGTCTTCGGCTTGGCTCTTGTCTGCCTTACTGCTGCCCTTTCCAGAACCGAGGACCACGAACCCTTCTTCTTCAATCATCTTGATTTGTTCTGGGGACATGCCTTCTGTGTTGCGAAACAGTTTACCGATGCCATCCGGAGAAGTTTCCGCCGCCTTGCGGATGTTACCGAAGTAGTTATCCACAGCATTGAACTCTGCCATGTCTGACACAGTAGCAACATAGTTTTCCAAGGGGTTTTTAACTTCTCCGAGCAGAGCTTTTTGGTAATCTTTTAGGTTGGATCGTGTAATAAACAGATCTGTTCTAAGTTTGTCGGCAGCTACTTTTGCTGTTCCTTTGAACGGCTTCTTGTTGCTCTGACGTTTATACCGCTCCAAGAAGTTATCTCGGGCAATCCGTGCTTGGTCGTCGGTCACCTGACCCAACAGCTTTAAGTCGTCGCTAAGACCTAACTCTTGTGCGGTTCTAGGGTCTCGTGCGCTTTGAGCCACCTTAGCTAGTTCGTCCTGCACGGCTACAGCGTCCGCTTTAAATCCTGCTGCGGCTTGCTCCAACGCTTCGTCTGTTGGCTTATATGCAGCGTCTTCAAAGATCCGATACCGCCTGCGCATGTACGAACCAAGGTTGCCGCGAATAGTTTCTGACAACAACTTCTGTGTATCCTTGGCGACCATGTCATTCTTTTTTAGGAAGTCACTGTCTAGGATCTTAGAACTTAGTTCATCCAAATGTTTGCGCATAGTCTTTAGGTTTTTACCGATGTCATCATCGAACAGCTTTAACATCTCGTCCGCTGCTTTTCTGTCAGGCATGGTTAAGTATTTGTCGATGGCGTTGTATGCGTCTGCTTTAGCAAACCTGCTGCCATTCTCTAGCTTTTTGTTTGCCTTCTTCATCAGCGTATTAAGTTGTTTGTCCAGCAAATTAGTTAATTTATCTGCGGCTTGCACTTCGGCTTCGGTCAGGCCTGGGATCAAGGACCGAGATTCGGCAACCGACTCTGGAAGAATGCCTCGATACCGCATCGTGGCTAACGCTTCTGCCACGCCATTCTTAAACGCACCTTGATCCACGCCCAAGCGCCGTGCTTCTTCGATCTCGCCAAACTTTGCGCCGACCTTTGTAGCGCCCGCCTTGAGGCCTTGAGCTGCTTGATTCAGAATTGGAACTTGACCCGCCGCCGTAGCAGCGCCGCCCGCGACTTTGCTTATGCCACTAGCAATATACGGGGCAGCGACAATACCCGCAGCTCCTTCCAGTCCGACCTTTGCTTTGTTTAGAAGACCTGCGACTGCTCGCTCTTCTGTTTCTAGTCCAATCAAATCCTCTGTTTCGGTTGGACCTCCCTCGAAGAAATCACCAAGGGTGGTCGTGTCGCTCGTCGCGGTAACGGCATCTGCCAGACCCGCCGCACCGAGGCCAGACATAAACTTCCCAGCCTTCCCCGCCTTAGCTACGGCGTTTAACCCTTGGATACCTTTGGCAGCAAGGCCTCCAGGTACAACAAACTGTACGCCTACTTCGCCGATTGCCCCTGCAATACCTTGAGGGTCAAGGCCAAGATTTGCTCTAAAGTCTTCAAACCCTTGAACCAAATCCTCATGGTAATCTGTTCCAGCGATTGCATCGGAGGCCAGAGCTCCAAGCTCCGCAACACCTTGTACAACCTTCGTTGCACCAGACCCTAGGCCCTCAAAGAACTCTTGGGTTACGCCCTCGTATTCAGTAGGGTCGTACTCTTCTGATTCTTGAGCGGGCAATATTTCGTATCGTGGTTCATTGGAAGGTAGGATCTCATACCGATCTTCTGCCATTTATTCCTCCACAGCCACGCCGTCTTGTCCTACGACCATGATTTTACCAGTTGTTTTGTCTTTAAACCTGACACCCGGAGTGGTGGGAAGATCGTTTGTTGAATTAGGGCCTGTCGCAGTTGGAGCGGCAATATCAACAGGGGGCTGTGAGCTGCTGTTAGACATTGCACTGACAAGAATATCTGCTTCACGTTGTACCTTTGCAGGGTCAACCGCTCCTGTCTTCTCATCATACACATTAAACTGATCAGGGCTTCTAAGTATGGCCTCTATGGCCCGTTGCCGCAGCCGTTCAGGAGTATAGTCGCTGGCTTTTCCAGCAAGGGCCGCGTTGTTGCGCATACCTGCAAGTTTCTCCGCAAAGGCCTGCTGTAGAGCCATTTCAGACATGGAATCCTCACGAGCCAACTGTGCCTCTTCAATCCTTGCGGCTCCGGCTGCACCCTGCTTGAGGGCCGAAGCAATGTCTCCACCTTCTGCGATTGCAAAGCCAACCGTGGCTCTGTTTAATGCACGAAGATTGTCGTACCGTGCGGGGTCTACACCATAAGTCTCACTAATCAACTTTTTCATTGCAGCAATCTTGCCCTTAGTTCCTTTTGGAACCTCGACTCCCGCCGCCTCAAGGATAGCCGCTGCCTTTTCTGGGTTCGACGCGTCTGGGTTTTGAACTGTATCCAACGTAGGCTGTAGTTCAGGAGGCACGTTCTCAGGGGTTACGTCCCCGTTGATGACTGCTTCGCCCGCTGCTTCCGCTTCTTCAAGTGGGTCTATAGTTCCCCGAACGGGTTGCCCACGAGCGTTGACATTTCCTACAGATGTAGGGGGTGAGCTTTCTGAAACGGTTCCCCGAACAGTTTGACCACGAGCGTTTTTGCGTGTTCCAGGAGTTGATACCTCCGTAACAGTCTCTTTAAATTCTGTTGGGGTCTGCGTAATATCCACTTGCTTTGGCATCTCAGGATTAAGGAATGGGTCAGAGTATGTCTGAACCCCACCACCGTCTTGGAACCGCATCAGATCCGGACGGAACTGAGGATTAACTCGAGGTTGTGCGACCGGAGGTTGCACCATGCCACCTTGTTGATAGCGCATTGCTGTCTGCATCAGCTCCGGAGAGGACGCCATAATGCCACTAGGCGCAGCCGGGGCTTGCGGCCTTGGCTGACGTGCATAACGCTGAAATAAATCTCGGTTCATGATGTTGTTATACATACGTCTCTCCTATCGAGTGGTCGAACCACCCATTAAACCACCGTATCCACCACCCTGCAAACCAGAGAGACCCATGCCGTAGCCTAAAAATGTCTGCGTAGGATTCTTGCTTGGAGTAGAAGCAACCCCCATCGAAGACGATAACGTCGGAACCCCGCGGAATAGATCGGACAAGAAGCCCATGCGCTGATACGGCTCGTAAGCCGTTTCCAGAGCACCTTGCCGTCCAACATCCAACTCGGCCTGAGCCTGCTGTTGTTCCAACGTACCCAAGTTAAACAATGCGTTCACGTCTCTCGTGCCCGCCGCCTGAGTGGCCTCACCCGCCGCCATCTGAGTTGTACCCGCGCCCATAATACCCTGACCCAAGGACCCCAGTCCCTGACCCAGTGATCCAAATAACTGCGCAGCATTTTGTCCTCGCTTCTGCGCGGACTCAAACGCTGTCTGTGCCTGCTGCTGCGCTTGACCATATGCTTGCGACCGCAACTGCGATCCAATACGGGATGACTCCCGAGCAGTGTTCCGTGTTAACTCTTGCTCTGCAACAGCCTGACGTGCACCACCAAAGGCACCACGACTTGCCGCACCCGCACCAACACGGCGCATCTCCTGCTGACGCTGGCCCTCGAGATCCGCTTGAACTTCGTCAATTACATCCTCAACAAACGGATCATAAAACTCTTTGTATCCACCCGTTCTACGCTGCACCTGTTCGCCTGTGGTCGGATCCGTGTCCATAACCACTTGACCTGCATCATCATAAACAAGCTGACCTCGGGGATCGTACCGCGCACCTGTGCCCTCCAGAGCCGCGCCACCCAAACGAGCCATGTCGACGCCCTCGCCAAACGCACCCAAGCCTTGAGCAAACGACTGCCCCGCCGAGGTGAACATAGGCTGGTAGGCCCCTGTCTGTGCGATGCCCATGCGTATAGCTTCGGCCTGCGCAGGCGTGAATCCAGAAGTAACAGGCTGACCAGTTGTCGGATCTGTATAAGTAAACTGCGCCAGTGAAGGAGCAGGGACCGTGGAC